AGCCACTTTCTTCAACTGGGCAGCGTTCAACATATCCAACTGCTTCCACGCAGCCGGAATACTGTAGTTGCCCACGACCTTATGAAGCCCCAACGTCCGTTTCACTTCGCCCGTGTGGGGAACTTCAGTTGCCGCCGGGAAAATGGCCAAATTCGAGGAAGCCGTACCTTCGGCAAGCAACTGGGCCTGATTGCCAGAAATTGCAGTCATGCCCGGACCGAGAGGATCACCGCTCTCGAACAAACCGGAAGTGCCGGTCTCATAAAAATGAATTACTTGATAGCCTTTACCGAGACCATCCTGACTCTTGACGCCGAAGCTCGTCCGTTTCACCCTATCGAACATCGGAGCTATTTCCGGCTCAAGATCAACAAACATGAGAGGAAGTTCTTCCCTCACGAGGTCGTTGAGAAGGTCAATTGCCTGTGCCATTGAAGCACCCTTTCACTATACACGTTACCATACTTTACTCGTTACCTCACACATTGTAAGGTAACATACGCATATAGCTCAAGGACATCCGATTTCTTGAATTAGCGTCGAGGTTGATTCCTCAACATCTGCAATCCCTTCTGCATTGCTCGTCTCACGAAGTTATCTTCTCCATCATCCTTCGCGGCACTAATCCTTTCAATCGGCTTATCACTTTGGACTTCTAATGGCAAACCGTCGCTCGGGGCCAGCCCCATTGTCAAGGGATTTGTCCCCGGTTTACCTGGGATACCAAACTTTGTAAGGTAGGTTCGTATCTTTTGGACACTCGCCGCCACAAGTTCAGCCCCAAATGGATTTCCATCTTGAATCCTTCGTAACACGTCCTCTGCTACCATATCCTTAATCGTATTGAGACGATCCTTATCGTTCTCACCTACTATCATTTTACCAAAAATCTCATCCTTGTCAACCGATCCGTCCGATATTTGTCGAATTTCTTCCTTCGCCTGCTTAATATGGTTCTGGTGGGCAAAATCCAAAATAGACTTAGCCTCCGCAGGGTCGAAACCGAGGGCTTCAATAAGTGTTTGCTTGTCGATTTTGACGGGTGTATCTTTTGGTTTGCCTTTGTCGTTTGTAGGGGTTGTATCGTCCATAGCTTTCAAATACTCCGTGAATTCCGTCGGGTCTACTCCAAGTTTAGCTGACAATTCCCGAATCTCTTCCTGAGTCGGTTCATGGTCAGAATCCGACAATCTGGTAATGAGCGTATTGAGGCGAATCCCATCCTCGGCTTCTTTCCGTATCTTGGATGCTTCCTCAAACCGTTGTTCCGCTCCGGCTGCTTTCATGGCGAGGTTTCTCATCTCATCCAGAGTTACAGATCGCTTCTCCCCTCCGATGGAAAGCTCATACATCTGCCCCTTATTAGGGTCTTCCTTCCCCTTGTCATCCCCGCCACCCCCGGATTTTCCCTTATTATCGATCCCTCCGGATAGATTTGGATTGTTGGGATCAGGAGCAGTTTGCTCGAATACTCTGGTAAGTCCGAATTTTCTGAATAATCTGTGCATGGTTTCCCTTTCTCTAATGTGATTATTGTGGAATACCGCCACCCATAGGCAGATTCATAGGTATTCCGCCTTGTGGAGAGGGCATCATCGCTTCGGCTGTTTCTTCCGGGTAAGGTAGTTGTTCGGGGAATTCCCCCATTTGCCCCTTGTGCTCGATAATATGGTCCGTGAACGCATTTCTAACCTCTGCGGAGGCTGCAAAAAATTCTGGCCGGGCTACGAACGCTTGCAATACAATAAGATGTACCCGATGCAGATCATTGGGACTAACAATCGCTTTCCCAGGGGTCTTTCCATCCCCGAACAAGAGAAGATTTTCAAGCATGGCGCGACGATAATTTTGCCATCCCACTTCATCGCCAACGGGGATATCGAGACCGTTCTTTCTCACAGTCCAATTGAATTCATCAAGTGTTATCCTGCCGTCCTTAAAAGCCTCCTTCAATTCGACTTTCTGTTGTTCTTTGGACACGGGGACTTCGCTCGCTATAGTCACTGATACTTCATCGGGAAATGGAATGGCATTTTGAGATAAGCTCATCGTACCATTTTCCGCGTCGAGGATTATTCCGGCAAGAGAGTCATCAAGATTCGATACGGCTACCACGTCCTTATCGGTCCAATTATCTTTCAAAATCCGAAGCATCGCCCGGTACACGCCGGAAACTCCCTCGGAGATATTCTTGGCGGTCGGACTCAGGGGAATAGTGGATACTTCATAGAGAAATCCCAATCCAACCGATGAATCCACCCTACCCGGAGCACCCCCCTGCATCATCTCATTTGGCTGATTCGCTATTCGATCCATCATTCTCGTAGCAAGTTCAACGGCCTGAATTTGTGGCGCTGTCATCTTCGCAGGCATTATGTTCTCGGGTTTCAATTCCGGGGATGTATAATCCGGCTCATATCGAATCCGTTTGATTCCATCCTGACCTCTTTCAGCTAACGGGGGTACTCCGAGAGTCGTGGGCCATAATTGTAATCCATAAAGATCGAAATCCGCCGCCGCTTGAAATATACTCGACATAGCAATCTCGATTTCATTATTTAAGGGCATAAGTTGATCCACAAAACTCCGGCCCCAAAATCCTCCAACTACTATGTCACGAATCACGCGGATAGGCATGTGATATTTGTTTGTGGAATGATCCTTCCGGTATAATTCTACAAATTTGGTTAGTCCCGTATAGACGGCATATTCCGCCAAAAATCCATCTGAGGTCTCTGTCCATACTTCAATGAGTTGAGTGATAGAGATATTCTTTTCGTCTTTCTTTTTTGTTCGTCCACTCATCATTCCCGTATCTTTAGCGTCGGATGCCCGAATGAAAAATCCGCCACCGCCGGATGATTGTGATATGATCCCATCCCCCATAGTATCGAAGTCAACCGGAATGTGTCCGGAGGGAACCTGAACATCTTCAATCTTTCCCGCTCTTTTTCCGGAGGTCAAGGCTAACCCCTTCACCCAATCAACTGGAACCGTTCTGATTCGTATCAATCCTCGAACAGATGTCGGCCCGGCAATATCGACTGGGATAGGAAGAAGTTCCCACGGGGGTATAATCTCAATCCCTTGAGAATCCGGTCCCTCGACCCATAAACCGGCCCCAACCGTACCATACATCAGGAGAGGCGGCATCAAATCAAGTTTGAATTTGTTAACTTTGTCCTGGGTCATAGCCGCATCGAGGACAACCTGGGCTACGGATGTCTTTCTTAGTCCATCGAGACTCACACCTTTCTTCCGTACAGCGGGGGAAAGGTCCAGAGAATACAATCGACCGAGTTGTGATTGATACTTCGCAACGATATCCTCATACCGGAACTTGAGCAATCCCGATTCGTTCAAATAGGATACGCTTACTGTCCCAGTTTGATAGTCTACGGTGGAAATCTCTCGTATCCCTTGAAGGTATAAAGCCGCCAACCACCATTTAATTGATTGGGGATTCCGTAGATTTTTTCCTTGTAGAACGAGATTTGCCACTACCTCTTCTCTCTCGTGTTTATCCTTCGGCAGTCTATAGACATATCCCATATTATATTGCTCCGATTGTTAGTCTAACGCCTTCTTTCTCTTTTGGCTTATCCGCTTCGGTTTCCTTCCTTGATACTACTCCTGGGATATCCCGCTTGGGAAGCCGAGAAGATGCCACAAGCGCTCGTCCGACTGCCTCGTTCCCATCCCGAGTCCCGAGCAATATAAGCAGTTTTTCGTTGGTGGATGTAACTTGGGATGAGAGATTTCTCACGGCAAGAGCCAAAACATAGACCACTAATGCTATCAATCCCACCAACAATATGATTCCGGGTACGAGATATTCCATTAGACTTTTCCCTTTCGTTTCTTACACTATAATTGTATCATATTCCTATTGTTTGTCAAGCCTCCGCAGGGTTTTTATCTTACAATCCTCGGATTCTTTCGGACAATGCGTCTATCGAATGGATTGATGATCCTCTTCTTCCGTGCCCGTTCTGACATGATATTAATCATCTCATCCGAAATCATGGACAAAGGAACACCCGACAACACGGATAGGCCGGGGACTACAGGTTCATTTTTGATAATCCGTTCCAGTAATCCGGGTTTACCTTTCTCCCGTTTGAATTGGCTGCCTTTTGTTTTGACCACATACTTGACTTGAGCGATAGTATCAATCGCATCGTCATGTTGGAGTAAAGCCAAGTCCATTGTGAAATCGGATGTCTGAGCATACAATTGATTGTACGGCCATGTATTTTGAAGGTGGGACGGATACTTGATTCGCCCGGAATTGAATCGCCATTCGAGAGCCGTGGCTATACGTTGGGATTTCGATTCTTTGGCGGGATACGTGACTGGGAATACACGTCCCCGCCACTGATCTCCGCGTTGACTTGTCTGTTCTGTCAGATATTCCTGGAGAGCTTCCGCAAAAGTTTTCTGTATTGAAACGGCTTCGATGCCAAGAATCCGTACTTGCCACGTAAGACCGACTTCATAGATCATACGCATAAGGGAATCATCTTTTGCTCGTCCGAGCCACATATACAAGACCCACATCGTGCCTTCACGGTCAAATCCACAAACCGCAATGCAAGAATAGTCGTGATAACTCGTGAGACCGGTAGCGTAGTCAAATAGGAGAATCTTAAACATGGGACGTACAAGTTCATGGAAAAGAGATTCCATCTCACGATAGGTTCGTTTATCGTTGTCGTCCCCAAAGATACGTTCTTGCCATTTGACTTTATTGGTGTTGGCGAGAGGGACACTATAGTTGAAATCCCCTTCGATAGTATACTCGTTTTTGCGGGGGTCTATGAAAAGAATCTTATCCTGTGCGGATATTGGTTCATTGCAGTATTCAGATGCAAACGCACTTGCCCCTATCTCTTCCTTTCTCGCTTCGAGAACTTCCCTGGGCCATTTTGCAGGCCACAACACGGAACATTTTGACGGATCGTTTTTATCATAAGCGATAGCCTTATAGACTTTCCGATTCCAGAAATTGAATCGCGGATCATCCCCTTTTGTTGCTTGAAACAGAAACGATTTTCTATCAATGAGTGTCCCAACCCAAAAACAACTTGAGCCATGTTCAAGCATCGGAATAATCTGCTTGAATAATATCGTCTCGAATTTCTCTCGAATAATGAGACGGGAGGCTTCCGAATCCGAATCCGGATCATTTTCAGGATCATCGAGAATAAACAATCGAGGACGGCCTCCTCGTTTCTTCCCCATGACACTAAGACCTTTGACAATTGATCCATTGTTGAGATGCAGATGGTGATGGTTCCACAAGGCTTGGCCGCGTTTTGGTTTGATCTCCCCAAAATCTGCAAGAAGCAATTCATTATCCTGGAACTGCATCATTATCTGGTCAAAGCGTTCCTCTACTTGTTTATCTGTCGAGAGTCCCAGGATAATCTCATAGAAGGGGACAGCGAGTGATAAGAGCATCGCACATTCGATGGCTATCACCGTAGATTTGGCAGACCCGCGCGGAGCGGCTTGGGCATTTCGTCCATAGCGGCCTAAATCATAGACCATATCATAATGGAAATCCGGGGACTCTTGGAATCCATTCTTGTAGAATAGGGCGTTCCTCGATCTCGCCAAGTATGTTCTTCGGAAGAAATCCCACGCCACAACCAATGTCTCGGGCGTATTGACATTCCGAAGGACACTAAGACGAGCTAACTGTTGCCCGTTCGGAGACAGTTCGGCATAGTCGGCAGGCAACGGATATAGCGGATATGGTCGGTGTATTTTCATGTCAGACTAAGAATAAGGAAGCAGACGGATTGCATCGAAGAGCGCAATCGTAGTGCAGACCCCTGCCGTCCATCGCACGTTGTCTCGGCTCGATCCCATGACGATTCGAAGATGGGGCCACACATTCTCGACATACCCCGGACTCTGGATGACATCGTATATAAGCTGAGCGATATCCAACTGCGGAGACACATCCCACAAAGTCATCACTGGGATCACCTCTGGAATCCGACTGAGATTCTGTAGATGGAGACGAACCCAATTCAGACTGAACTCCGGCCCATACACATAATCCAAAAGCCGCCGTAGATTAAGGTCTTCGTTCTTGCTCATTGGATTCAGGGCCTTTTCCACTGACTCCTGGATATAGTTCTTGGGAACAGGTAGGGGACTGATGTTCAATACAGGGACTGTTTCCTGCATCGGGATTTTTGTCGAATTCAATTCGATCAATGTCATCTTCTCCGATTGAGTCGAAGTCGGCCCCTGTAAATTCTCCGAGGAGTCTATTTCCCTCTCCAATTTCGCTCTCACATTGTCCGCCACTGGTTTGATCTGCGGAGGGACATCCGGATACTGCGTCCCCAGTCTCGTCTCCAGGTCCGCGTTCATCAGGGCTTCGGTCACAATCTCTTCCTGAGTCGGTTCCGGCAGGTCTTCCTCCGCCCTCACTCCCAATGCTTCCAGGATGCTCTTCGGTTTTTCGTTCTGTTCGGTCATTCTGAATCTCCTTTGATTCAACAGGTTTCGGATTTAAGGCTTTCATCATACCTTTTGCACTAAACGTTGTATGAGACCCATCTTCATCATTAAATGTTTTCGTAGCAGTTACAATCAAACCATTAGCCTCCGCAGCGACATGAAGAAGCGAGCGAAGGTGTTTCA